CTATCTCGACGGGCGAAAAGGCGATCCATCGCTTCCGCTTACCGGGGATCAGACTTCCGTGGTGCATGAGGATTATGAGTTTGTGCTGAGTTTCTACGGTCCCCGAGCTCTATTCCTAGCCCAGAGATTCAGAGATGCGGCGCAAATCGGCCAGAACCGCTCACTGCTGCGGCAGACGGGGCTCACGTTAAAAGCGATTGATTCGCAGGCCATGCGCCTGCCGGATCTCGTTTGCGAGACGTGGGTCGATCGATATGACATGACCTTCCACGTTGCTCGGAAGGTTTCCAGAACTTACGGCGTTCGCACCATCGTCGGTGCAGATGTCGACTTTTATACAGAACGAGGTAAATTATGAGCGTTGCTCCTACATTACCGGTTTCCGAGGTTGTCAATGTTACGATCGAGATGTCTCCGGTCGCGGCTGCGTTGAGAAACTTCGGGGCCATGTTAGTGCTCGGCACCAGCGATGTGATTGACACCGACGAGCGCCTGCGCACGTATTCGGGCGTCGAGGGGATCGCCGCTGATTTCGGAACCGATGCGCCTGAATATCAGGCCGCGGTCACCTTCTTCGGCCAGTCTCCCCAGCCTTCTCAGCTGGTTGTCGGCCGCTGGGCTAAAACAGCAACTGCTGGGCTTCTGCGCGGCCGTATGCTTGCGATCTCTCAGCAGCAGATCGCTGACTTCGAGAAAATCACTTCCGGATCTTTCACCGTTGAAATCGACGGTTCTTCTGTCTCTGTTGCCAGCGTCGATCTTAGCTCCCAGAGCAACCTGAACGGCGTGGCAACTCAGATCACGACTGCGCTGGCCTCGAAGGGCACATGCGTATTCGACGGTACGAGATTCATTATCAAATCTGCCACTACGGGCGTGAATTCTTCTGTCGCGAATGTTTCTTCTACCGAGTTGTCTAAGGCCATGGGCCTGGACGCAGGTACGACTAAGGTCAACGGCGCGGCAGCAGAGGATCTAGTCGAAGCGGTAACGGCCTGCCTGGATTACACCAATTGGTATGGCCTGTATGTGTGTGGAACCGACTGGACGGACGCGGATGCGCTGGAAGTTTCGGCGCTCATCAATGCCGCGCGGCCCTCTCGCATTGTGTCCTGGACGTCTCAGAATACGGGCGAAATGGATTCTACAAATAGCACCTCGCTGGGCTCTAAGCTCAAGGCGCTGGGCTATAACCGCACGATCTGTACGTTCTCAAGCACCAGCGACACTGCCGGCGTGTCCGTCCTCGGACGCATGAGCACGATCAACTTCGAGGGATCGAATACCACGATCACTCTGAAATTTAAACAGCTCCCGGGTGTTGTTGCCGAGAACTTGAGAACGTCCCAGTCGCTGGCCTTAAGAAACAAAAACGTCAACGTATTCGCGGCATTCCAGAACGACACTTCGATTTATAAAGAAGGCGTCACGTCCGGAGGCTGGTTCATTGACGAAACTCATGGCCTTGACTGGCAGCAGAACCGAGTGGAAACCGATCTTTGGAATCTGCTCTATACGACTACGACCAAGATCGGCCAGGACGAAGCGGGCATGACCGCAATTTTGGCGACGATCAACAAGTCGCTTGACGCGGGCGTCCGAAATGGTCTCATCGCCCCGGGCGTCTGGAACGGCGATTCTTTTGGTTCTCTCCAGAAGGGCGACACGCTCACCTCAGGATATTACGTCTACATTCAGCCGCTGGAAGAACAGGCGCAGAGCGATCGCGAGGCCCGTAAGGCACCTCCGATCAAAGTGGCTATCAAATTGCGCGGCGCAGTTCACTTTATTGACGCCACGCTCACGATCAATCGATAAGGAGAAACAGGATGGCAACTTATTCCTTTATGGATGTCACTGCGACATTCGCAGGGCCGACCGGCGTGATCGATCTCGGTTACGGCTCTGCGGCCTCCAAGGAAGGTATTTCCGTCGAGTTCAATCAGCCCCGGAACAATATGACGCCGGGCGCAGATGGCGAGGTCATGCATTCTTTGAGGGCAGATAAAAGTGGAAAACTTACGATTCGGCTTCTTTATACATCTCCCGTGAACGCAAAGCTCAAGGCTATGTTTAACGCCCAAAGTTTGAGCTCCAGCGCCTGGGGCAACAATGTCATCACCGTCCTAAACAAAGGCAATACGGACACGATCGTGGCCAGAAGCGTCGCATTCCAAGGCCTGCCAAGTCAGACCTTCGCCGAGGACGGCCAGCCCGTCCTTGAGTGGGGCTTTGACTGCGGCAAAATCGACACACTGAGCGGGACTTACTAATGAATAAACTCGTACCTCAAAAATTTACATTGCAGGGGCATGAGTACATTGTCGGGCGGCTCGACCTTTTTGAAGCTATGAAGCTCCAAAAGCGGCTCGGGCCGCTAATGCCCACGGCATTCAACAATGTCCTCTATGAAATGTGGACCGCTTACGGAAAATCCATGCCGGAATCCAAAGCGACATTGAGCGACAAACTGACCGAGTTCGGCACGTTGCTCGCGGTCTGTCAGCCACTCCTAGATCGCATTGCGGCCATGCCTGACGCGGATTTTGATTTTTGCGTGCGCACTGCGCTGAGCGTGGTGGAGCGTCGCTCTGAGGACGGAAAAACCTGGACCCGAGTGTATTCAGGTGGCACGCTGGCGTTCGATGACATCGATTTCACAACCACATGCATATTAGTGAGCGCTGTCGTACAGCGTGAGCTTCGCCCTTTTATCGACGCTTTGAATCTTTAACGTTCGCTCATAGCGTCGAAAACAGTCAGCAGGAACCGAGCCCGTTCAGAAGTCTTCCTGATGGCCTGGATTTCCTGATGCGTCCTGTTTATCACGGGATGATCAGCTATCTGGACCTGAAGGGTGACGATCTGACACTTGAGGACATCCTGCTAATGAACGTTTATATCGACAACCAAAAATACAACGAATTTGTTTTAGAGAAGGAGCGCAGCCATGAGTAGCGTTCTCGCCGGTTTCCTCGTCCGCTTAGGCTTTGTGGTCGATAAAGACGAGCAAGCCAAGTTTCAAGCCTCAATCGACTATGCTGGAAAGCGCATGAAGGAGATCGCCATGCGAGGCGCCGCCATGGGCACTGCGTTCTCTGCTGCATTCGCTAAGAGCACTCAGGAAACGAATCGGTTCTATAACATCACAAACCAAATTGGCGGCTCTGTCCGGGGCTTGAATAACGTTGCCTCAGCAGTGGCCAAAGTCGGCGGAAATGTGGACGAGGCAACGAATAGCCTTAAGACTTTTGCCAATAAATTAACGTTTATTCCCGGTATGGCGGACTACACCAAAAATCTCACAGGCGTCGATGTGAGAGATAAAACGGGAAAGTTGAGAGAGTACAGCGATATTTTGCTCGACCTTATAGAGCGATGGAAAAAAACAGGTGACGCCGTGGGCCGCGTTGAGGCATCGTTTTTAGGCTTGGATGGCGCGTATGCCTCCCTCATGAAAAAGGACTTTCCTGCCGAGCTTAAGAAAACTAATGAGCAGCAGGGAGAACTGGCTGACATGGTCGATAAGTCGGCGGATTCCGTACATCGCCTCTCAAATGAATTTTCACGCACCTGGGAAATCATATCCATGGGGAGCCAGGCCGCTTTCGGGACGCTGTCTGACAGCCTCGGCCTGGATAAGGTTGCCGAAAAGTTCAATAAAACACTCTCGCAGGAATTGCCCGCCTGGATCCAGACAGAAAAAAATATCTGGGATCAATCCCACGGCGTCGGCGACTACCTCAAAAACTCCTTTTTTAAAGCAGACGAATTTCAGGATGCTGAGCGCTACAAGCGCCATCTCATGGACGATGAGCAGGTGCAGAAGTTCTTACGCAAGAAATACACCAAGCAAAAATCGGTGCTCGATGATGAGGCCGAGGAGGGTGTGAGCATCGTGGACGATTTCGATAAAAAGGGCTTCGAGGAGGAGCTGGCGAGATATCGAGCCGCTAAAAAAGCTGCGGCACAACCCGCGAAACCCG